AGCGAGGAATAGGCGATGGCCGTATTTCTATCTAATGGCGTGGTCGTAACTCTGAACTCTATAGCTCTGAGTGATCACGTAACGAGCGCGACAATTAACCGCGTTTTTGAGGAACTGGAAGTCACAGCGATGGGAGATAGTTCTAGAAAATTTACGAAGGGCCTAGAGACAAGCACGATCTCACTAGACTTTTTGAGCGATACAGCAGCAGCTAACGTAAACGCTACTTTGCAGGCGGCTTGGGGTACGACTGTACCAATCACGCTAAAGCAGACAAGCGCAATCGTCTCAGCTACCAACCCTCTATACAGCACGACTATCCTAGTAAATAACACTACAGATATTAACGGAGCTGTTGGAGATATCGGTACACAGAGCATCACGTTTACGTGTAACTCACCAATCGTAATTACTACTAGCTGATAACAAAGAAAAGGGGCTAAACAAATGGCACGACTCAAAATAACAAGGGCTACAGGCGAGGTTAGTGAGCATCAAATCACGCCGCGTATTGAGTACGCCTTTGAGATCTACGCAAAAAAAGGTTTTCACAAAGCCTTTAGAGATGACGAGAAGCAAAGCGACGTGTATTGGTTAGCTTGGGAGTGCCTCAAGGCATCCGGAGTAACCGTACCGATGTTTGGGGCAGAGTTTTTAGATACCTTGGCTAGGGTTGAGGTACTAGACGATGAACCTTTAGCCTAGGGCGCGGCTCTTTAACCTACTTAGTAGCACAGCTATCTATACGGTTACAGGTCGCGCCTCAGGCGATACTCGATCTCGATACAGAGATGTTTAAGATGTTAGTAAAGGTATTAAACGAGCAAGCCGAGGAGGTTAAAAATGTCCGTAACACTAGACGGCGTTAAAGAGACTCTAAAGGCTATGCGTAAAATAGATCCTGAACTATTAAAAGAGATGAACAAAGAGATTAAAGGCGTGATGATCCCAATCCGGGACAAGGCTAGGGCTTACGCGCCGTCTCCAGTACCGGGCAACCTATATAACTGGAACGAGGGAACTAAGGGCCGAAAAATTACAGCTCGTAACTCGGCTTTTAGAACCCTTAACACCGAAGGCCGCGTACGTATGTTTCCTTTATACGATGCAGCTGCGGCTAGTAAAGGCGTGTACTACTCAGCCTCACCAAGCAAGCGAAACCGTAATGGATGGTCATCGATGTACATCATCGCTAACGCCTCAGCTAGCGGAGCTATCTATGAAACCGCAGGACGTAAAAACCCTAGTGGCGATCCTAAAAGTCGATCGAATAACCCAGGCGCAGGGGCTAACTTTATTAGCCGTATGGGACCTTTGTATGGCGATGGTGCAAGCCGCGGCCGTATGATCTTTAGAGCTTGGTCGGAGGATCAGGGCAAGGCTCAAGCCGCCGTAGTACGCGCTATCGAAAAAACGATTGCTGGCTTTAATCAAGGCCGCTACCGTAAGGCGGCATAATGGCAAAGTTACCTGATTTATTTGTAAATGCCGTTACTACTTTTGACGGCAAAGCGCTGGCTAAAGGTCAAAAACAAATCGGCGGTTTTGAGAAAAGTGTAAAAAACCTAGCTAAAACTTTTGGCGTTACTTTTGGTGCTGCCGCTATGTTGTCCTACGGTAAAAATGCTGTTAAGGCTTTTGCGGAAAATGAGAAGTCTGCAAAGCGTTTAGAGACAGTATTAAAAAATCTTGGCTTGGCTTTTGATACTAGCGCTATAGAAAAAAACCTCGATATGATTTCGGCCAAGTTTGGTTATCAGGGCGAAGTATTGCGCGAGGCTTTTCAGGGTCTAATCACAGCTACCGGGTCTACTACAAAGGCTCAAGATTTACTTAACCTATCTTTAGACGTAGCCGCCGGATCGGGCCAAGATTTACTTACGGTAAATAGAGATCTAGCTGCGGTTTACGTAGGCAATACTAAAGGCCTTAGAAAATATAACTTAGGCCTTGCACAATCGGAATTAAAAACTTTAGGCTTTGATGATGCTATAACGAAATTAACTGCCACTTTTGCAGGCGCAGCTACGGCAGAGCTAGATACTTACGCCGGAAAGATGCGAGTCTTACAAGAGGCCGCAGGTAACGCTCAGGAAACTATCGGCGGCGCTTTAATTGATGCCTTTATGAAACTAGCCGGCGATACGACTATGGACGATTTAACCGATAGCGTAGATAATCTTGCCGATAGCCTTGCAGCCGTTATCGAATTGACTGGAGCAGTAGCCGCTCCCTTTGTAGGCTTAGCTAGACTATTTAATAATGCTTCAGATGCTTACGTCAAACTTTTGTATAAGGCCACCGGTACGGCTTTTATGGGAGATAAGCGCGATCGTCAATATGGAGGCGCTGCGGCTGATAAATACAAAGCCATCGAGGAAACCGCTAACGCTAAGGCAAGAGCCAAGGCCGAAGCTGAAGCTGCTAAGCGCCAAAAAGAATTACTAGCCCTGCAAAAGAAATCGGCTATAGCAGAAAAGAATAAAATTTCGTTATCCAAGGCCGCCGCTGTTTTTGATACTACTCGTGTCTCAATAGCTGCCGCTCTTAAGGCTACCTATGATAAAGAGACACGCCTGCGCCTTGAGGCCCTTATGGCTATTGAGGATGAAAACGGCGATTTAGCGCTTAGAAAAATAAGCGAATTAGCTGCTTTACAAAAAAATGCAGATTTAGCCAAGTTATCAGGCGTTAAAGAGGTAAGCGATGCCACCCTTTTATCAATTAATAATCAACTTTTAGCCGAACTCAAGGCAATTAATGATAGCAAAATGGCCGAAGCTGATAAAGAATTGGCACGTGAGGAGGCGTTTAAGAAATATAACGCCGCTATTACAGCTGCCGGCGGTTTAGCTGCTAAGGAATACTACAGCGAACGCGTACAAATACAATTAACCGAGATAGCTCGCCTTGCTTCGATGAGCAATACGACAAGCGCTCTTAATACTCAAATAATTTTGCGTGAGTCCGCCGAAATATCAATGATTAATCGTGTGGCCGCGGCACAAAAGGTCGCCGATGATGCTCGCCTTAAAGCTTTACAAGATTACGCCGCTGCTTTAGGCAAAATTGGTACGGGTGGAATTACCGGTGTTATTACCGGAGGTACCACAGGCGGTACTACCGGAGGTACCACAGGCGGTACTACCGGAGGTACTACAGGCGGTACTACCGGGGCAGGAGCATTAGGCGGAAAAACGGCTTTTGAGTTAGAACAACAGGCAGCACTTAAGAAATTTTTTGAGGCAGAATTAGCAAGGCGAGCCGCTGAAAAAGCTGCTGCCGATGCTGCTGCTAAAGCTGCTGCTGAGGCTTTACAGGGTGTCGGAAAAGGCATTACCGAAATCGGTATCGTTGGCGAAAAGATCGATTTTATACCTAAGGCAGAAGCTACCGCAGCTAACATCGCAGCTATTTTAGAATATGCAGATGCCGCTACTGCAAGAGCTAACGCTATTGCAGCTTTGTTAGAGTCATCTAATATGCGAGATATGGAAATTTTAACTGCTCAGGCGCTCGGCAACCCACAATACGGTTTTCAATCTTTCCAATCCGCCGAGGCAAAAGCTTTAGTCGCAACAGGTAACGGAAGTGTAGGCGGAGGTATTGGAGCTTTTGATCGAGATATTAATATTACGGTAAATACTGGGGTGGGAGATCCCGAAGCTATTGCTCGAGCTATTGAAGATTTACTTAATCAATCGGGCTACAGAGGTACGACTACTAATCGCGGCTCCGGGAATTACTTAGTAGCGTGAGTACTTGGCTCCCAGAGTGGAAAATAATCGTAGGCACGACTGAGTATACAAACGTGCTAAGCGTAAATATGGCAACTGGTCGCGATGACGTAGACCTACAATGCAACGCAGGCTACGCTCGTATGGAGATCGTAAATATAAATAACTCGGCCTTTGATATTGACGTTACCGATAGCCTTACCCTAGAGTTAAAGAATAGCTCCGGTACTTACGTGCCTGTTTTTGGCGGTACGGTATCCGATTTTGGTATTTCGGTACGCTCGCCTGAGGAAGTCGGTTTTATAACAATCGGTAATATATTGGCTGTAGGATCCTTGGCTAAATTAACGAAAGCTCTGTTCCCGGATGCCTTGCCTAAAACTGAGGATGGCAATCAAATATACGACATACTTAACGAGCTACTTATTAACTCGTGGTTTGAGGTTGCTCCGGCTTTACAATGGCAGGATTACGACCCTACGACTACGTGGGCTAACGCTGAAAACGTAGGGCTTGGCGAGATCGATCAGCCGGGCCTTTACGAGATGATTTCCCGTTCAGCTGATCCGTTTAGCAGCTATAACCTATGCGCTCAGATAGCACAAAGCGCGCTCGGTAATATTTATGAGGACAAACAGGGACGAGTCTGTTACGCCGATGCCGATCACCGTACCGCCTACCTATCGGCTAACGGCTATACGACTATCTCGGCTAATTACGCTATCCCATCGAGCGTGAAGTCAATCTTACAAATAGGCAAGATCCGTAACTCGCTTGTATTTAACTACGGTAATAATTACAATAATCAGGCAACGGCTTTAGATGCTGACTCGATCGCTAACTATGGCCGCTATCAGCGCAGCGTAAGCTCTAACCTGCATAACTTGTCGGACGTGAACGATGTAATGGATCGTGAGCTAGGGCTCCGGGCTATCCCACGTGAGCAGCTACAGGCCATTACTTTTAGACTAGATAATGCAGATTTACCCGATGCTGAGCGAAACAAGCTTATAAATGTATTTTTTGGTGAGCCTATTGTTATTAGCGATCTACCCATCAATATGTTTAACGGATCTTTTAACGGCTTTTTAGAGGGCTTTGCTATTAGGGCCACGCCTCAATTCGTAGACATAACGCTCACCCTGAGCCCTACAGATTTCTCATTAGTCGCGCCACAATGGGA